TGACCACATGCTGTTCATATGGAATGGTGGAGGTGGAGCTTGGAGGCGCGTAGAGAGCCCCCGTAATGACCAGAAGCAAATCAATCTTAATACCTACAGAAGTAGGGCAACCCCAATAATAAATAATTACATAAATGGCAAAGAGAAAAGGCGTAAGCCTACGGAAAGAACATAAGTCTAAGAGTGGAGGTCTCTCCAAGAAAGGCAGAGACTACTACAATCGTAAGACTGGTTCTAACCTAAAAGCACCTCAACCTAAAGGAGGCGCTAGAAAACGCTCTTTCTGTGCTCGTATGAGTGGTGTCAAGGGGCCTATGAAAGACTCCAAAGGACGTCCTACTCGCAAAGCTCTCGCTCTTAGAAAGTGGAAGTGCTGACCTATGAAAAACTGTGGATGTTCAAAATGTGCTATGAAACGTAAGAAACTAACAATCAAAAAATCTAAACCCAAAAAATACTAATGGCTAAAATATGCCCTAAAGGAATCGCTTGGGCAAAGCGCACCTTCGACAAATACCCATCTGCTTACGCAAACATGGCGGCATCTAAATATTGCAAAGACCCTAATTATGGCAAAGGGCGTAAGAACCTAAAAGTCAAAAAGAAAAAGTAACATGGGAGAACTAGCAAAATGGAGAGCCCAACGCTGGGTTCGTATTGGAACCGATGGAAACATCAAAGGTGAGTGTGGTACTTCCAAGAATAAGAAGAACCCTGACCGATGCCTTCCCATCGCTAAAGCTAGAAGCCTCAGTAAATCAGAACGAGCATCTACAGCTAAAAAGAAAAAGAAAGCTGGCTCTAAGGGTAAGCAGTTTGTTTCAAATACTAAGGCTGCTCGCGTGTCTTTGCGCGTTAATAAAAAGAAATAAACCTTTCGTTCCCATCCGCAAGAAGTAACAGCTTTGCCCTCCGAGGAGGATAACCTAGCGGTGAACCAAGTGAGTAAGAACACCTAACCTGTAACCCCCACTCTGGGAGTTGCTACTAAGTAAACTAACTCAAAAAGAAAAACTAATACAATGGCTAATACAAGTCCGTCCCGTTTGGGACAAGTAAACGGTTCTGGAGACGCAGATAGTCTCTTTCTTAAAGTGTTCTCAGGAGAAATCCTGACTACCTTTGAGGAGCAGAACATCATGAAAGACCTGCACATGGTTCGCACCATCTCGTCTGGTAAAACAGCTCAGTTCCCTGTCACAGGTGTTGCTGAAGCTAAATACCACACAGTCGGTGAAGACATCGTGGACAGCTCTAACAGCTACCTATCCAACATCAAGCACGCTGAGCGCACCATCAACATTGATGACGTTCTGATTGCTTCGACGTTCATCGCCAATATCGATGAGCTTAAGAACCACTACGACGTCCGTAGCATCTACGCTAAGGAACTCGGTAAGGCTCTTGCTAAGCGCTTCGACATCGCAACAATGAAGACTCTCTTCGCTGCTGCTGGTGGTTCGTCCGAAATCGGAGGCAACGGAGGCACAAGCGTCTCTGGTGCTACTACCACATCTGCCGCTGGTCTTGTTGACTCGCTCTACGCTGTGGCTCGCTCGCTTGACGAGAAAGACGCTCCTGAAGAAGGTCGTTTTGCTGTTCTCACTCCAAGCCAATACTACACTCTCCTCACTGCTGACAATGTTGCGATCAATCGTGACACAGGTGGTGTTGGTGATGTTTCAACAGGTAAGATTGCTCAAGTTGCTGGTATCAGCCTCTTCAAGAGCAACCATCTCGACAGCATCATTGCTGGTGGTGATGACTCTGCTGTAGCTACTGGTGATGGCGCATCTAACAATGATGTGTTCGGTGCTGGTGGTACTGGCTACAACGGTGACTTCTCCGCTCTTAGCGGCACAGCATCTGCCAAGGGATTCCTTGCAGGTACTAAGGAAGCTATCGGTACGGTTAAGTTGCTCGACCTCGCTACAGAGTCCGAGTACCAAATCCAACGCCAAGGTACCCTGTTCGTTGCTAAATATGCAATGGGCCACGGTGCTCTACGCCCTGAGTGTGCCGTTAAGGTTCTCCCTGCGTAAGTAATACCAATTAAGCTGAGACCCCTTGGGACAATCCCCTTGGGGTCTCTTTTTAAATCCCTTTAACTTTATATAAATAATATGCCTACTCTGACATCTAAATTAGAAGCAGTAAATTCGATGCTAGGACACATTGGTGAAAGCCCTGTGAACAGTATCAGCAACACCAACGCACTCCCAGTTTCCGCTGCTACAGCTATCTCTGCTCTTGAAGAAGTTAGCCGTGCTGTTCAGTCTGTAGGCTGGCAATTTAACACAGAAGTAAACGTCACCCTGAGCCCTGCTGGGGATGGCACTATAACTCTCTCAGAGGACATCCTTGAGCTAGACCCCATCGACACTTCAATAGATGTCGTACAGCGCGGTTTAAGCCTCTTTGATCGCTCTAATAACACCACAGTGTTTACCTCTGACCTCAAAGTAAACCAGACACGCCTTCTTGAGTGGGAATCCCTACCTGAGCAAGCGCGTCGTTACATCACTCTGCGTGCTTCCCGCGTGTTCCAAGGACGTATCGTAGGCTCTCGTGAGCTAGAAGCACTAATAGCTCGTGACGAATACAAAGCCTATGGAGCACTCATGGATTATGACAGTGGTAGCTCTGACAGGACTATATTTGACAACTACGACGCCGCTTCCAGAATTGGTATCAACCGTAACTACGATCTTACATAATGGCTTTAATTAACACTTCGGTTCCTAACCTTATTCAAGGCGTCTCTCAACAACCTGATGCCACTCGTTTCGATGGCCAATGTGAGGAGCAGGAAAACGCTCTTAGCTCTGTTGCAGATGGACTAAAGAAACGTCCTAATACTAGGCACATCGCCCGCTTGTTAGATACCGCTATTGCATCAAATAGCTTTGTTCATTTCATCAACCGAGACAACTCAGAGAAGTATGTTGTTATTCATGATGGTACTAAGCTATATGCTTACAATATAATTACAGGAGCTGAAGCTTCAATTAACGGAAGCACAGGAGGATACACTCCGCCGACTGGGAGTTACCTAGACGTAAACGACCCTATAAATTCGATGAAAGGTTTAACGGTTGCCGACCGCACGTATCTATTAAACGCTACGAAGGCGGTTGCGCTGAACACAGTTACAAGCCCCTCCTTAGATAAAGAAGCGTTGCTATTTATTAAACAAGGTGACTACGAGAAACTATATGGTGTTAATGTTACCATCCACCGTACTGACTTAGGCACATTTACCGCAGTACAAGTCACACCACAACTAGATAGTTCCTACTCATCTAGCGTGGGAGCTCACTACACTATTACTGGATTGTCAGTCGATGGCACAGGAGGGTCGGGTTATACCACAGCACCATCAGTATTCGTAACATCCAATACTTCTGTCGTAAGTCAGCCAAACATAACAGCAAACATGTCAGATGATGGAACTGGCAACGGGACTTTGAAGGTTGACTCCTTTACCGTAAATAACGGTGGAGCAATAATGGGAGTTGGCGGCGGTTGGCTCTTTCCAGGAAGCGCTCCTACTCTTAATTTTACTATAGCTGTTAATGCTAATTTTGAAAGCGGAACAGAATTAACAGCTAATATTCGTTCAAGTAATAATGATAATTCTTTTTCGGCGGGTAGCGCTCGTATTGCCGAACAGCTCGCCAAAGGTACTCCTAATACCTATGATGCGTCTGTCGCTGACAATATGAGTAACACAGGCGTTACTGGTATCGGACTTTACTTTAATGTTCAGCGTTATGGTAACTTAATTACCATGACTAAGAAAGATACTTGGGATGGCGACTTTACGGTTACTACCTACGATGACCTAGCTGGAAATGGGTTAGGCTCCGTTTATAAGGAAGTAGACTCAATATCTAGCCTTCCTCTTTATGCTAAGAATGGTTTCAAGGTGAAAGTAACAGGAGACCTCGACCTCAATCAAGACGATTACTACGTTGAATTTTCTACAGCTAATGGCGCTAGTATAGGCGAAGGAGGATGGGTAGAGTGTATCGGTTATGATGTACCTCTAGGCTTTGACGACGACACTATGCCTCATAACTTAATCAACAATAATGTCGATTCGTTTATATTTGAGCCATTAAGCTTTGCTGATAGAAACTGTGGGGATTTAGATTCTAACCCTAACCCCTCTTTTGTGGGAGCAGTAATATCAAACATGTTCTTCTTCAAAAATAGATTAGGATTCCTAAATGAAGATAATGTATCTCTTTCTGAAAGTGGACTGGCGATATTAAACGAACTAGGCATACTTGAATATAACTTTTTTCGTAACACGGTTTCGTCGTTGTTAGATTCAGACCCTATTGATGTCTCTGTTGCAAGTACAAGGGTAACCAGCTTAAAAGCCGCTGTAGGGTTCCAAGAGAACCTAATTATGTTTTCTGATGGAGGACAGTTTGTTCTTAAAGGTGGTGAGTTACTTACACCTAAGACTGTCAGTATTTCACCTGTTACTAGTTTTGGGTTCGCTGCTTCAATTCAGCCTTTATCACTAGGTTCCTATCTTTACTTCCCGTTTACTCGTGGCTCATTTACGGGTCTTAGGGAGTTCTCTGTGAACGCAACAACAGATATATATGATTCCTCTGAAGTTACTGAACACGTTCCTGCTTACATCCCTAAAAACATTATTGATATGGCTGGGACTACCTCCGAAGAAATTATTGCTCTTCTTAGTTCTAACGAGAAAGGTTCCCTATACATCTATAATTATTTCTGGAACAACAATCAAAAAGTGCTTAGTGCTTGGTCTAAATTCACCGTCACTGGAGAAATACGAGGAATAGAGTTTATTGATTCTACCTTATATGCTGTCACTACTTACAACGGAGAAACTAACCTAGTAGAGCTTCCACTAGAGTCTGGTCTAACGGATGTTGCTGGTTATGTTACTAACTTAGATATGCGGGTAGCTGCGACAGTCTCAAACGGCGATAATGTAATTAATCTACCCTACACCCCAGAGGACAACTCAGTAGAAGTCTACACGACTGATGGGTTAGCTCTTAACTGCTCTAATGTTGGCTCTACGGTCACTCTTAGTAACCCTGTGGCTTCTGACACTGACATATGGGCAGGTATCCCCTACACAATGAAGTACACGTTCTCTGAGCAGCTCTTTAAGGCTCAAGCGGGCAACGGTAAGAGTCCTAGTAATGCCGCTAAGATGCTAATCAGAAACTGTTCTCTTTATTATGATAAGTCAGCCTTCTTCAAGGTAAAGGTTACTCCTAAGTTCCGCGATACCTATGAGAATGTATTTACGCCTGACGTCGTGGGCTCTACTACTCTTGGTTCTCTGAACCTCGACAGCGGATTCTATCGCTTCCCTGTGTTCACTAAGCCAGAAGATACAACTATAACCATTGAAAACGACAGTGCTCTTCCAAGCACATTCCAAAGTGCCGAGTTTGAATCCTTTGTTCACTCCCGCTCTAACCGATATGGATAAAGTCCTCAGCACGCATGGGTCTTGTAAGGTAGTTGTAGCTACCCACGCCCACGTAGCAATGATCTATCCGCACCTGCGTAAAGCAGACAAGATAGAGATAGCCTGTATGGGCCACGAGCCCTGTCAGTCGCTCTTAGGAGCACTAGAGGATGACGACGTTACCCTTACAGCACTAGATGCTGATGACGTTCCCTTTGCAATGTTCGGTGTAGGACAGGTAGATAATCTAGCGTATATCTGGTGTCTAGGAACCGATAGTGTTTCTGACAACGCCTATCAATTCCTTAAAGCGTCCCGTGAGTGGACTCAACGACTAACCAAGCCTTATGGAGCGACCTTTAACTTCGTCCATGAGGACAACCACGTAGCCCTAAAGTGGCTCAAATTCTGTGGAGCAATCTTCATCCGTAAACTTACCTTTAGTAATCAACCCTTCTTTGAATTTATAATCCCCTCTAAATAATATGTGTGAACCAATAACATTAGCCTCTATGGCACTGGGTGCGGCTTCTTCTTATAGTCAAGTCCAAGGCCAACGCCAGATGGCAAGAGCCCAAGCTCAAGCCCAAGCAAACGCTTCTAAAGCAGAACGTCAGCGTTACCTTCAAGAAGTGTCCTCTATGCGTATCCAGCAAGGACAAGAGCAAGTAGCAGCCGCACAGCGTGTTAATGAGTCTGCTAGGAAAGCCCGTGAAGCTCGTGCAACGGCTCGTGTGAGCGCTGGGGAAGCAGGAGTAGCAGGACTTAGTGTTGATGCTCTTATCAATGACCTTACTAAGCAAGAAGCAGAATATAGCTTTGCTACACAACAGCAACTACAGATGAACGATGTAGGACGCTCCATGCAACTAGAAAACGCTGGGCTTAGTTTCACTAACAACATGCTTCGTATCAACAAGCCTATCGAACAACCTAATTACCTTGGAGCTGCTCTTAGTGG